GCGCTGTTTGCGTTAAGAGCAACAGTAATACCAGCTCCTCCAGGAATGACGGTGCTGTTTGCAGTTACGCCACCAGATGTCATTGAGTATGGGTTAAGTGTTGATTGATATTGCGCAGCTGTATCACATACAGAAACCTTTAGCGAGTTACCGAGATCTGATGGATATTTCGCTACCCACTCAACGCCAGCTGGGAAAGTTACTGTATCGTAGTGATCTGCATTCTTAACGATAGCAGCCGAACGGTTTGTTACTGCAGCAGAGTTTGCTACAGCGTTAAATGACAGTGCCGCATCAAAGTAGTTAATTGTGTTTACGATTGGTGTAGCACCGCTACCGGTTGTCGAGTTTGCACTTAGAACAACACGAGTTACCCCGGTACGTGTTAGCGTGTGGCCAGTGTCCGTTGTAACACCCTTTGTAAGAGTAATAACCGAACCGTCAACGGTGGCGGAGAGATACAGAGTTGTTGAATTTGCGGCGCGCACGAAGTATGTAGCGTTGTTTGCTAGTTCTGTAAGAACTGTGTTTCCGGCAGCTACCGAGTAGCTTACTGTTTCACCAGTTACGAATGGGTTGGCAACAAAAGTGATTTGTCCGTTCGCAGCAACTGATGTGTTAGCGGAGGCGAATGTGTTTGATAGAGTTGTGTTACTTGCTGATACAATAGTTGCTCCTTCTGGGATGCCAGCACCGAATGCACCATAACCAGCTTCTAGTCCAGCAACTGCAGAGTAAACAATCAGAGTTGTGTTGCTTGTAAGCGCAGTTCCAACGCTGTTAGCGAAACCGCTTGTTTTTGCTGCACGGCTGACATAGAGTCTGTTTGCATAAGAAAGATAGTTTGCTGCCGAGAAAAAGCTCTCGAAATTGTTGTTGTTTGGTTTTCCGTAGCGAGCCACAAGGTCATTCTCGCCTGTAATGAGAGAGAACTTACCGACTGGTCCCCAGTTGAATGGGCCTGCGAACGCCCCTACGGCGGTGGCTACGGCTGGTACAGTTGTCGTTAAATCGACCTCCGTAACATTAATACCTGGACTTACTTGGAACGTCATCGACATATTCTCCCTACAATCGTTACGGGTGGTTTAACTATTATTCTTATTTATAAAACGCTAGTTCCACGCGATTTTATTCTATTGAAACGCCTCCCATGAGCCCGCCGAATTCGTCACGATTTCGTCTATCGAGCACAGTTGGAGTATCATTAATTATTTCATCTAATTCGTCGTCTCCAGACGCAAATATCCCGAATGGGAGCATTTCATCTTCGAGCATACGTTCGTTTTGTTCATAGATCTTTTTTCTAACGTCCAGATCAGTAATTTCTCGCAAGTACGACTGAGTTGAAAGCCAGCCGAATAGAACACAACACATAGCAAGGTCATCATTACCATCTTCAGCTTCGTATGATTGACCTTTAAGTACGAATCTTGTTAACTCATAAATAATATCCGCATCTTCAATGATAAACTTATCGGACTCGACAAGCGTTTTTAATGTTGAGCAACCAATTCTTTTAACCTGTTTTGTCGTTCTCACTCCTTTGTGAGTAGAAGTGGCGAATCCCCCAGACAATGACTGACCATTACGACCAGACATAGCTGAGACAAGCATACCTTCATACTCTAGATCATAGTGTAGAATATCTGCAACCTGTTGACCAATATCATTAGTCTCTACAAGTACCAGAGCATTATTGTAGTATTTAGCCGTCTCAAAAATGATGTTTGGTAGAATCAGTGGTGAGATCGTATTGTTCTTAAATACCGCAGCAACCTTGTATGGGAATGTTGAAACGTTCACCACGATGAATGCGGAGTAGTCTGCTCCAGCTCCACGAGCTGTGTCAACGACCATAGCATACACTGTGTTTGGATCAGGCTCGTAGTATTCTTTGAGCCCGAGATGGTTTTGTTTAATTGGTTTTTTCCAAGCCAGTGTACGCAGCTTAGATGGGTGAATAAGTGTGTTGGCTGAACCGAGGAACTCGCACTCGTATTCCTGCCGGAACTTATCTTCCGATGTGTTCGCGATCTCCTGTGCTTTCCACTTTTCGTCACGACCGGGGATGTCTGACCAGTGAACCTCAACACGCTTGTAGCTGTTGCGGCCTTCTTCAGAGTCAATCCAGATCTTATAGAAGAGCTCCATACCCTTTGGAGTAGAAGTGATAATAAGCTGAGTCTTTTCACCCGATGAAATTGTTGGGTACACGGATGTGAAAAAGTCATCTTGAATGTTTCGTTCAACGTGCGCGAACTCATCAAGGTAAACTAGGTTGTATGTGTCACCACGAGCAGCAGATGATGATGTAGAAGTAGCAACGATCTTAGAACCGTTCTCAAGTTCAACGTTACCCTTGTTCCATTCTGTTACACCTTGCTGCATCCAGCTTGGAAGGTTCTCGAACATCTTCTGAATACGATCAAGAATCTCTCGCGCTTTCTTGTCTTTGTTAGCAAGAATGGCGACGTTCGTGTATTCGTTAAAAATAACTTTCCACAAAATGTATGATGCCGTCGTCGTGGTTTTACCAACCTGACGCGGCATCTTGCATATTACGAATCTGTGTGAGACATATGTCTCGATCATTTCTTCCTGGAACTTGTGTAGCTTGAAATTAATCAAGCCACGATCCACGTGAATGATCTTACAATATTTGTGAATAAAGTAAATAGGATCTTCCGCGCATCGTATGTATTCTTTAAGTTGGTGTGGTGTCCACTCAACGGCGACGTTAGATCTTTTTAGTTTTGGGTTTCCTAGATATGACTGTCTTTCACTACTCATTAGTATTGTTTTTGATCAATTTTAGAAGATCGGCTGTACTCAACACCAGGTTGTTGTTTACCGTTGTTGGGGACCCATCGGTCTTCCTGACCAACTCCCTTTTTTGCTTTCTAAGCGTTAATAGGTCTTTATTGGTATCAACCGCAATCTTCATAAGGTTGCCTAAGACCTCATATGCTCTTGGATGTTGCGATTGTTTTGCAACCTGCTTCATCTCTTGTAAGATTTCTTTACCTTCTTCAATGATTTCTTTGAGATTCTCTCTCGCAAGTTGGAAGTCTTCATTCACTTCTTTCTCATCATCAACAGTAGCAGGAACCTGTTCAACAACAGGAACAAGTTCACCATGCACCAATGGAGCTTCTTCTGGTGCTGGTGCTACATTGAGCACTTTATCTAAATCGCTATTCATTATATATTCTCAATAAATTGATTGATAAATGCATAATCACTATTCGGATTAATATCGTCATATGATACAGTCAACGCAAGATTAGATGTCGGGGAACCGTTCGCAAGCTGGCCAGGTTGAGCAAGAACTGTAGCTACTCTTGGTGATGCTGTATTTGCATTTTGCGGATCATTAGAAAGAATGAACCCGGTGTTAGCAAAATGAATTAAAGATGACTGACGAACAGGACCATATAGATATCCCTTCATTGTGAATGTCAAAATCCAAACAAGTGAACGTCTTGTATCAAAGTTACCTTCGTAGATATCCTGAACAGATGTATCATTCAACACCACTGGAATATCCATTGTTCTTCCAAGTTCCGGTAGAATGTTCGCGGTAACTGTGAAGTCTGGTGTGAAGTAAGGTAAGATCTGCTCAACGATACGTGTACCATCAGCGGCATTCTTTACCATAATGTACAAGTTAAAAATGATATCATATGGTACTGGTTGATAAGCGTACTTCGCTGTACCATCTGCTTGCATATTATACTGTTTTCCAACAGTAGACAGTTTTCTTGATGGGTCATATTGATAGTTGTTAATCTCAAAAGACATATGTGGCAGTGTAATTGCGATCTGATTTTCAAGATCTGGATCAGCACTTACACGAGCGAGCATCTTTTCTTTAGGAGCATATGTCAGAGGAACTTTAATGGTTGCTTGTGTGTTGTTCTGCGAGTTCTCTCTTGTTATGTAGATGTTATTGAACAACGTACCAAAGATGATAACGTACTTTCTCATAATGTCGTGTGACCATGTCTGTCCGAACATTATACATTACCTTCTGAAAATGGATCGCGCTCGCTCCAGTCGAGAATGTCATCACCCTCAGTTTGAAGCTCGCTGCTGTCATCCAAGAAGTCACCAGATTGTTCATCAAGACTATATC